TTGACATTGGTAGTTGTATATTCCCTCCTCCTGTTGTGTATGGGTGTACTAATCCAGATGCAGATAATTATAACCCACAAGCAACGCATGACAATGGTAGGTGTCAGTTCCTCGGTGGACCTGTAGATAATGGAACAGGAAACCAGACACAAACTAATGAAACAGTATATGGTTGCATGGATATAGAAGCGCAGAACTACAATGACCGAGCTGAGGAAGATGATGGAAGTTGTGAGTACGAAGATTACAACTGTACTTCTAATCAAACTTATTATTATAATCAATTACAATATGGAAATTATTCTAGAGAAGACAACTCTTTAAACATTACAGTAGATATAGACACCAACTGTGAACAAGATACACTACCCGTGATGATATGGTATGACGTAGGTCATATAAAGGTAGAAGATAACGAAACAGTATGGAACGGCTATATGTACAACAATTATTTTTTCAACGTCACTGGATGGGAGGGCAACGAACATAAGTTGAGCTCTGGTCCAGAATACTTTACCTCACCTTATACTGGGTGGTATACAATCTATACTAGCCTTTATGCAGATTGGGGAAGGAATGGGACGTATGAATACGTTACCTCTTGGTGGGTTACTGATATTACACTGGAGGAAGAATGAAGGCTGAAAAGATGTTAGTCTTAACAAACATGTTAGCTAAAATTATGTCTGAAGTAGATGACATAAAAGAAATGATACATAAAATGAAAATGAAAGAAATGGAGTCGATAGGATTCATGGAGGAAGAATGAATGATATTAGAAACACTTTTAATCATACTAACCTTTTTAGGTATAGCTATGGCATTAATAAGTGTTATGGTCGCACTAGGAGTAGTTTTGAATTTTGCGCGCCAAGCAATAAAAAGATTACGACGAGCAACCCCTACTATTACATTACCAAAGAGAGTCCCAAAAAAAGAAAAGGAGAAACCTATAATGAGTAAAGAAAAAGGAGAAGGTGTAACATTTAACGATATTTTTATGTTTATGATTGCTGTACCTTTAGTTTTACTTTGGGTTGGTTTTGCAGGGTTTGTTATACACACCGGACTTAATAACTCGTCTGTTCTTGAAAACATTGAAGCATATACAACTTTAATAGCTATACTAGGAGGCCCAGCGCTTCTTATCATTAAAGATGCATTAGATGTTTGGAAACAAGAACAAGCAGAAAAGACTGCGTTCTATAAGATAAAAGCACAAGCTGTTATCGACTATAATGACTCAACTCAGAAACAGGCTCAAATGATGGAATCTAAAGCACAAGAACAAGAACATAAGATGGAGAGTAAAAAATGAACGATTTCGAACTACAAGAACTAAGCCAACAAGTAGCAGGGCTACATGAAGTGATAGAAGGACTATTACTTAAATTAGACTGCTGCTTGGACGACTGCACTGATGCAGAAGAAGAGCACGGCTGTTGCTGTGCCTCTAGCGGGGAGGAAGAATAATGCCAAGGCATTACGGAGACCCTGAACTCAAAGGTGAGCACTTTGCTAAGAATAATCCAGACATGAAGTTAGATTTTTCAAAACCTAGCGAAGATGATATAGCTGCTATGGAAGCTAAGAAATCCATGAGAGGATTTCCAATAACCAAGAATGAAACTATATTCGCTCCCGGCAACGAGAAAGAACAACAATACATGGCTTCTGATGGTACAGGTAGAATTGAACCAAGAGAAGAACCAGTAAGTGTTAAATGGATAAATAATGTTAGAATGACTGGTGAAGAAGAAGATTTACCGGAGCCATAGATGGTTAGTCAAAATAAAAAATACAATATAGATAAAACTCTAACAATGAGAAAGAGTGGCTCTGGAGAAAAAGTCTTCAGCCATGTTGGTGGTAAAACACACGCTCTAGAGAAAAAAGCTATATCTAAAGAGACTGCATTAAAACAAATCAGAGACGTTACTGAATCTGAGATAGAACGTAGAGAATATCACGGTCATCACATAGGTAAACGTCAGGCACGTTCCCATAAAGCTACTCTAAAAGAGTAAGGCTTATATAGGGAGGCTGCCTAATTATTAAGGGCTCGCCCGTTAGGGCCAAGGCTTCATAGGACGGCATACGCCAGAGTCCAAGGGGAGCCCCAACATATATGGAGATATCAAACATATGAATGAAACAAATAACAACACAGCAGACAATAGTACAGCACTTGAGTCAAACAACACGAGTGAAGATGGAAACATCACAGCATTATTAGAAACTGTAGAAGAGTCTGGAATGTTAGACGCTTTAATGGATGAACCATTACTTATGGCATTAGCTGCATTAGTATTAGGTATGGCAAGTTATATTGCATATACTGTACCAGCAGTTAANGAATTAGTTTTTAAATACTTAAAGAATAATGAAACAGAGTTAATGGATTTACTTGACAAGAACCTAACAAAAGTCCAGTTAAAGGCTTTTGAAAAGCTAGATGAAACAGCGCAAAAGCACGTAAAAGATTCTTTAGTGAGAAATGTTTTAGTCACAGCTTGGGATGAGAAAGATGACGAACTTGCCGCATTGGTTAAGTCTAAAGTCAAATCAGCCCTTGATGAAGGCAAAGGACTTTGAACGAAAAGGAATACGAGCAAAGATTACGTCATAGGGTAGGAGAAAGTGAATATGCACGTCATAAAGAACTTGTCCGTCTTCTGGCGCGCAATCTTGCTCTTGAAGATATATTGTGGGAGGAAATTTCTGTACATATTCGGGATATTAACTTACGAACAGAGCTCCTGCGCCAAAGAAATGCAATCGTTAAGGACATACATACGGAGTTCAGAGCGTTAAACATTGAAATACCAAGTGTAGTGGAACAGAAAACAGAAGGATTCGCTTCCTTCCTAGAGGATTTAGCAGATGACACCAGTAAAGAACGAATCGAAGAAGCTCCAAGCAGCACTGACCGGTAAAGGTACTTACGATTCAAGAGAGTTAGAGAATATATTCGAGAAGTGTAGAACCAGTGAAACTAAAATGAGGAAACTGGTACGAGCTTTTTGTCAAGCGTACCTAATAGATAATAAACAGAGGGCTTTAAAGCTGAGGCCTCTGCAAGAGGATATTATAGTAAGTTCACTTACCTTACCTAAAAACGGTAAGCAACGTAAATTAGCTATCTTAGCGCCTCGTGGTAGTGGAAAATCATACGCCCTAGCTGTGGCTGTCACCATTTANATGTTCTTTAAGAGATTTAGAGATTTAATATTTGTTTTAGCCCCTTCTGAAGACCAAGCTCAATTAATCTTTGGCTATGTCTATAGAAACTTTAAAGATAATAAATTCCTAGATAGCTTAGTAGATAATTATAAATTTCACAATAAGCCCCATATACGCATGAAGGGGGGCACAATGATGCGTAGAGCTCCATTGGCGCCTAGTAATCAAGGACAGGCTATACGAGGACAACATCCTACATTCTGTATAGTTGATGAGTCTCCACTCATCGACGATAAATTGTTCGTGGATAATGTTGAACCTGCTATAGTTTCAAATAAAGCACCTTTCATTAATTTGGGTACACCAAAGTCTAAAGATAACCATATGTGGAGATATCTAAATGACGATGCTTATTCTGAGACATATACACGATTACACTATACTTGGAGAGATGCAGTTAAACAAGGTGAAGCTTATTCAGCACCCTATACTGAAGAAGAAATGTTAGAGAAGATGATGGAGTGGGGAGAAGATTCCATTTACTGGAGAACTGAATATGAATGTGAGTTTGTAGAAAGTGTATCGAATGTATTTACCCCAGAAAAAATCAAATCGTGTTTACATGACTTCGAAATTACAACCCCAGAGTCCCTTGAGCCGGGACGAGATTACGGTCCTAACATCACTATCGGTGTTGATGTTGGTAAATCTGTTAACTCTACTGTTATTACAGGATGGCAACGGGAAAAGTCTGTGGGGGATAATATCGGAGAAGATGTTGCGAGACTTATATACATTGAAGAAATCAACCCTAGAAGTGGTGGTCATGACATTCCATTTCAACGTCAGCGTATTATGGATGTTGCTAATGCTCTTGGTGCTGATAAGCTTATTGTGGATTGTACGGGGATTGGTGGAGCTATCGAACAAGACCTCAGACTAGCTTGTATTAATTCAACACCACAAATTCATTTTATAGGGTTTGTGTTTACAGGAGGACCTAAAGGAACTAAAACACAGATGTACCGAGACTATCAATCTTATATACAACAACAACGTGTAGTAGTGCCTAAACCAGATAATTTAGCAAAACATGAAGCTCGTTTGATTAACAAATGGATTAGAGAACATTTCGATTTACAATATACTATGGATGCCTCACAGAAGACAGAAAGGATAGCAGCTCCAACTGGTACACATGATGACTACTGTGATAGTTCAGCCATGGGTTTACACGCAACTTTAAGTATGTTACCCGGAGCAGGTAGTTTTGGACAAGTAGATTTGAAACAAGGAGCCACTCAACGCATAAATAGAAGTATGACTGGAAAGGTGTCAGGAAGACCACTTTTTACCACTAGACAGCGCAATGTTCGGTTAAATAAGCACCGTTATGGTAATTTCTAAGGAAAGCTTTATATACTATTTTATATTATTTAATTATTAGCCATGTCGTTTATTGATAATGTAAGGCGTCGTTTTGCCAGTATTGGCAGCGCACCAGCCTTCAAGAAGGATGACCCACGAAGTTATGGAGAAGGAGTTATTAAAAGATTAAAATTATCTAATTCTAACTACGGTTTTCAAACGTCAGACAAATATGAAGAACATATAGGAAGTAACCGTATGTATCTTAATGTTTATTTGGCAGACCCAATAGTTAGAACATTAATAGACCTTCCTTGTCTTTACGCAGTTAAAGATTGTTTCGATATAGTTACAGATAAAGATGACTTAAGAGACGATGTAGAAGAACTGTTTAGAGATATAAACATGGAGAATATACTTTATGGGTGGCTACGGAATGCACGTATATTTGGAACTGGATATTTAGAATGGACTGGAGACAATTTAGTTTTACGCTCAAGCCAAAACATGTATGTTAAAAGGAATGAGCACGGTCAAGTAATGTACTACTATCAGAAAATAGGTGATGATAAAGAAGATATTAGATTTGAGCCTGATGAGATAATAGAACTTAAGAATAATGCTTTTGAAGATTATGCATATGGGTTATCAGATATACACCCTATTATGTATTTAATAGATTTGAAAGATTATGCCGAAAGAGATATAGGAGCTGCGTTAAATAAATACGCTAGTTCAAGATTTGATATTTCTTGTGGTTTACCAGATATGCCTTATGGACCGGATAAAATAAATGAAATTGTTGACGCATTCAATTCATTAGCGCCCGGTGAAGATATTATACATGGAAACGACATAGTTATTAAAGAGTTACAAGGTACACAACGTGCCTTTGAATACGGTAAGTATACCGATGATATTCTAAAGAAAATACACATGGCATTGAAAGTACCAATGACTATGTGGGATAGACCTGAAGAAGCAAGACCTATCTTTGAACCATATGTAAGATATTTACAAACTATGGTAGAAGGAGCACTCAATGCACAGTTGATGCCACAATTAGAAAGTGGTGAAGCTAAATTCAAATTCAGGCAAATTAATGTTGATGACGCATTCACTAAAGCTAAGACTGATATGATATATCTGTCTGAAGGTGTATTATCACCCGGTGAAGTTAGAGAAGAGAGAGGTCTTGACCCTGAAGGAGTTGCAGAATTAGATATGGAAACTTCTGAAGATATAAAGGCTTCTCCAATTAAACAAGAACAGAGTGATAAGAATGCTAACATTTCTGGAGGAAAGAACCAAGATAAGAGAGAAGAATCCGCCAGAGCACAAAACAGGGGCAACAAGCCCTCCGCAAACGCAACAGGAGATAGAAAATGACATTTGAAAAATGTATGTTAAAAACAAAAGCTAACCTGAAGAAGAGGGGTTTTGATAACCCTGAAGAGATTGCAGCTGGCATGTGTAGCATGTGGGCGCAAGAGAATGGCGTAGAGCGGGAATTTGCAGAAGAAACAAACACTGAACCAGTTCGCAGGTCATTCGGTTTATCAGTATCTGATAATGACGATATGACATTTACCAGCGAAGAGGGAATAGATTCTGTATCATTCCCAGTTATCGCTATTACATCCGGACCTCATGAGTATGAGGTAGACGGAGAAGAACATAAAGTTTATATTGAGGAAGGTCAGTTAAAAGATAACTTACATCAATTTACTGAACTACCAATTTATATTGACCATCAAAGAACAGAAGAGGACTTAATCGGCATGGCTGCTAATCCCGAACTGTTTAAGATGGATAATGGAAAGACCGCTGTAAAGATGCTGGCAACAGTATCTAACAAATATGGCCGAGGTCAAGAAGTAATGAATAAAGTTAAGGATGGAGACATGACTCATGTAAGTATCGATTGGTTTTCCAACGATATTGATGTCATGGGTGACACTTATGCCACTAAAATT